TTAGCCTCGTTTTCCGGCAGGTTCGACCACTGGAATTTCGTGGTCGTACAGCTGAAGCATTGCATCTGACTTGTGGCCGCTAGCCAGCTTCTTGTCTGCCTTCGTTCCCTTCGTATCAGTGACGCCGCGGTGCTTTAGTCCGTGCAGTCCGAAGCGTTCCTCTTGAACGATGACCTTCGCTTTTATGGCTTCGGCCATTGCGCGCCGCCAAGCGCTGTTCAAGGCGGATTTACTCAAAGCAGCTCCGTCCTCGGACACAACTAACGGGCGTAACACCTGGGCTCGCAGAGCAGGTTTCTTGAGCCATACTTTCGCGCGGCGTGCGACCAACCATCGCCACGCTTCTCGAAGCTCGGGACACCACTTTGTAATGTTGTCCAAGCTGCCTTTGACACGGCTTACAATGATCCCTTCGTCGGTTGCATCCTTATCAGTTAGTCGGCGAACCTCAACGCTGCGCATACGGCATCTATAGGCTATTTCAGCTATGGCCCAAATGTAGGGAGCCACGGCTCCAGTGCGCCGAGCAGGAAGGCTTCCGCGTTGGCGTAGAAACTTCACTACTTCGCGCATTGTTGTCTCTTCGGGCATTCGGTGAGCCTTTCGCTCATCGGCCTCTTCAACAATGCTTGCTGGGTTATTAGTTGCATATCCACGCTGAATACCCCACTTACATGCGGCTGATAGATATCGCTTTACGTGATTTGCTTTACTAGGATAAGTTTCTGCAATGGAGTCGACCAATAATTGAATTATTGGAGTCGTTATCTTTGATCGTATTAATTCAGCAAAGCTGCAACCCAATTTTGTCTTATGCCTCTGAAGTGCAAGTCTGCAATATCCGTAATCGTCCTGTGTAGCTTTTGCTAGTCCCTTATATTTAGCGGATTCGGCAAATTTGCCCAACATGAAATCGAGTGTTGCGGTATCAAGACCGCGCGAAAGTTCTATGATTCGATGCAGTTCAGATAGTAAAGCGTCTGACGAAGCCAAATATGTACGCTTTGGTTTTGGATCACGCGTGATCGTGTACCAATAACGATCACGTGTATCCCAGTAAACCCCTACTGGGAGTTTGTTTTGATCGATATGGCTGGGTATGGATGGCTGATGCTGGCGTCGGCGTCCCCGTCCGCGATTCATAGAATGTCCTCTGGTCTATAGCTTTGCTGTGTCACAGTTACGGCTCCTAGAGCGAAATTCAACGCATGTACGGTGGTCCATGGTCCATCCTTTCCTTCCGCTACACGGATGCCCTGAGCACTGGCCCATTTTCGGACCGCCGATGCACTTTGTTTGCCGGAAAGCTGTCGTAGTTGGTCCGCACATACGATTGCTGGATGTGTCGAAATCTTTTTTACACGCCGACAGCGCCTACTTTGCTCTCTAAATGCAGCGTGATCTTCGAGTGCAGCTGCGACGAGATCATGATCGGATGGAAGTCTATTAGTGAAATCATGCTGCCTATCTACAATGATTGGGTTCGTGATCTTGTCTTGAATCTCGGTGTCGCGGACTGTTGGCATTGCCGATAATATCCAGATCAACGTGTGTTGTAAGGTGTTGCTAAGTTTGCGTTTCTTTTCTTGGAAAGTGATTCAGCCAGCAATTCATTCGGCCCACGCTGAAACACCCAACACTTGACCGTGCGTCCCTTGCTCGGGTCGCTAGGGTTGGCAAGCCAGATGCCGCTATTCACCGCCTTGACGTCAATAAGCTTGCGCATACGCGAACCACGCAGATATTTCTTCAAGTCGGCCAGCGCCGGCACGTCCAGTCGGAATTCGGCGGCACGCTGCTCGAAGTGGTTGAGATTGACGGCGATCTCGTTCGCTTTGCGGCTGTGATTGAGCGTCGGCCCGTTGGCGTTCCACTCGTCCAAGTAGTCGAACCGCTCCCAGAACGTCTGCACCACCTTGTGGTCATCGCTGATGGATGCCTGACGCTCGACGGCCATCGCCTGCACCTCACGTGCCACGGCTTCACGCTGTGCGTCGGTGAAGCTAACGATCTCGGACAACGCCGCGAAGATCGCTAGCAGCTGACCGTGGTTCTTCGCGATGCGCGTCGTCTTGATCTCCGGATGCGCCAGCAATTGCTGTTCGTGCAAGGGCGATTGCTCGGCGATCGTCTGCAACACCGCCGCCTCGGCGCGCGTCGCCAGTACGAGGAAATGACTGACGGCGTCCACCGGCATGCGTTCCAGTTCCAGCGCAGCGGCACGCGTGGCCGGCGTATGCGCCGATCGGTCGACCTGGATATGGCAGATGCGTTGCATGATCGCCTCGCTGGCCTCGACCTTGGCGTTCTGCGAAATCACCACGGCGGCGCGGAAGGGCGGCTCGCGGGTTTCGTTGCCGGAGTTTTTCACGCCGAGCGCGCGCACGCTGCGACCGTTGTAGGCGGTTTTCAGCTCGTCCCAGTCGAACCGCTTTTTCGCGTCGTCGCCTTCCCGGTCACTCTCGATCAGCACCACCGGCAGATTCGACACCTGGGCGAAATTGCGCGCCCGCGCGGCCAGGGTGGCCTTGGAGGGGTCGAAGCCCTCGTAGTCGCGCCGGCCGACCAACTTCCATAGGAATTCGATCAGCGTCGATTTGCCGGAGCCCGCCTCGCCGATTAGTTCCAGGAAGGGATAGCTTTTCTGCGCCTCGCGCAGCTGCTCGGCGAACAGACTGCCAAACCAGAACGTCAGCGCCACCAGTCCCTTCGCACCAAAGCAGCGCCACACCAGATCCAACCATTCGGCACGATAAGCTTTGCTGTCACGGTTGATGATGAGTTGCGGTGACTGCGTCAGCGTCTTGATGTTGAGCTTGCCGATTTCAAAGTAGTCCTCGTCGTTGAGGTCATAGACCACGCCGCCCTTGATCGCGAGGTCGCCCATCACGTACGTGCCGTGGGCCTTGCTATAGCCGACGAAATCCACGGTCTCCACCGTTTTGATCGCGAACAGCTGGGACCGGATGATGCGGTCGAGCTGCTGGCTGCTACCGGTGAACACGGCACCCGGCGCCATGCTGAGCAGCCGTTTCTTGAATTCGCTGGCGCTGGCCAAGCTGGAACCGGCAAAGGTGTTCTTGATCGCCGCGCCACCGTGCGGGAAGGTGACGCGGTAGTAGTACCAGGACTCGTCGGTGACCACATTGGCCTGGTAATACAGTGGTGCTGGGTAGCAGTTGGCGATCTCGGTGTGCGCGCCGGATTCGGCGAGCGCCTGCTCGCGGCGTTCGTCCTCGTCGGCATCGGGGTCTTTTTCCAGCAGTTGCTGAACCGCCTTGTCGTAGGCTTTCATATCCAGCTCGAACCAATAGAGGCGATCGGCGTAGTCGTAAAAGAAGGTCGCCATGCCGGTGCGGCCGTAGATCAGGCGCGCTTTTTCCGATGGCGACCGCGCGATCAGCACGGCGCCCTGATAGCGGCATTCCTCCAGGTCTTTGGGCGACAGTCGGTCAGCCAGATGCAGATCGTTCCAGTCACGTTTGCGGCGTTCGGTCTGCTCAATCGTCGCCGCCTTGCAGGTCCAGCCGTCCTTGCGCGCCCGAATCACCCACTGCCGGGTCGCCTCGCGTCCGGCACGATCCCCATCGAGCGCCCACACCAGGGTGGGCCGTGCTGCGCCGCATATCTCTCGTAGCCGGTTCAAGAAAATGTGCGGATAGTTGGTGCAGGACAGGGCCGCCATCGCCGACACGCCGCGATGATCGAGCGCAGGGAGAAAAGTTCGCCTTGCGCTTGCCAAATCGATGCGGCCGGTCGATCAGGCGTTCCCAGTAGCCGCCGCACGCCAGCGGAAAGCGCACCGTCGCCGATGTTGCCTTCGATTCGCTGTCGCGGAACCAGCCCTGCATATAACTACCCGCGAGCCGCGCGAGGTCGAAGCCCCGTGCATGGATGAGGTAGGCATCCGCGCTCGCGTTTGGATTTTCGACAGTGGCCTCGTGCCGATCCGACCACGACTCGAACAGATCCTCGTATAGGTCTTTGACATACGCCTCCCAGCCGCATTTATTCCGGCGTCCGCAACGCACCACCCAGGGACTGGCAGCGTTGGCATACAGCTCTTTCTTGCCGCATTGGGTGCAGACGCCTTCCTGCAACCAGTCGCCGTTTTCCTTGAACTTGAACTCGTCCAGCAGCCGCTTCAACACATCGCGATGCAGATCGTGATTCATGCGTGCGACACGTGCTTCGAGGGCAGGTGCAGCCGCTTGGCCGCCGCGGCCAGCTCGTCGCCGGGCAGCACGAAAACAGTCGTGTCGAGATAGAGGCAGGCCAGCGGACCGATCTCGACGCGGACGTGTTCCATGCGCGCCTGGGCGAAGCATAAGGGGGCGGTGTACGCCATGAGCGGTGCGGTATGGGCCACCAAGACCGCCGTGACGCCGAAATCGTGCCGGCGCAGATGCAGGATCACTCCCGGCGACACGGCGATGGTAAAGCGCATGACGTTGTCAGGCGGGGGTGTCGCTTGGTTCACAGGCATGGGGATGATCTCCAGGAGGCAGCCAGGGCTGCCGTGAGGGGGGAAAGGCAAGGTGCACGCGATCGCGCCCGTTCCGATGGCCTACCGGCCATCGAAGCGTGATCTTTGGAAGGGAGAACGACGAGGGAGGCTAGTCGCGGTCGGCGCGTCGGCCGCACTGGTTTTCGATGTGCGCCCGATGTTGCGCCAGCTGCCAGAGCTCGCTGGCAGTAAAAGCGGCCACGCGGCCGGTGGCCGCATCGATGAGGCGGACCACCGCTGGGGTCGAGGATGGCAGATCGAACGCGGCCGGCTGTTGGCGCTGCTGTCGTTCGGCCAGGGCGTGCATGGCCAGGTCATAGGCCGACTCGACCGGCACGCGCCAGTGAGCGACCAGATACGCGACGCAGCGGCGCACGAGCGGTTCGCTATGGAGGTATTGGGCTTCGTGCGCCTGGATGAATTCGACGGCCAGCTGCCGCCGCAGCTCGTTTTCGTTGACCGACTTGGTGACCGGATACAGCATGCAAGACCCCCTGAAAAAACGATGACAAGAAGCCGTCCGCGGCCTCATGTCTTGAACCCAAACAACGAACGAGAAAAGGGTTAGGCCAGCCAGCGCCGGAGCGCGGTGCCGCCCGCGGGTCGAACCGGATCGGTGGTGGGCATCCGGATATCGTTGGCGCGACGCTCAACCAGAGGAATAGCGACCTCGGCGCAGGGCCGCAGGCTGGGTGTCAGCGTGCGCACGATGCCCAGCTGCGCCACGAAGCGATGCGCGCAGCTCACATCCAGGCAGTCGAAATAGATTTCCCGCACCAGGGTGCTGAGTGCGCGGGAGGTCAGCGTGCGGACGCGTCCGCCGCAGTGTGGACAGGCGATGGTGTTGCGATTGGGGAGAAGCGAAGGGACGGTATGGCGGACAGATTCGTGAAAACTTGCGGGTTCGATCATGAAGCGGGTCGTACTCAATGCGTGGGAGAATCCATGCCACATGCGTCCGTTTTTCGTCGACGCAAGGCTTTCACTTCGGCTCGCGATCGCTCGATGCGGTCGAATGCACCGCGATGATTCGCATGATATTACGGCACCGTCTCAATCCACAAGATGGGATACGCATCACATTTTTATGTCCCTGTCATCCTGTATGTCAGGTGGGTATCAAGGTTATGCCGCTAGACGTCACGATCCGTCTCGTCCCGTGCCGCATGACCCGCTGCCGTCGCCCGGTTCTCCAACGATAAGGCTGTGGTATAGCCGTTCGTGCCGTCCAGGGTGTGACGCGCTTGCTCGACAATCCAGCTCACCGCATCGATCGTCGGATGCCAGCCGGCAAGCTGCACCGGCATTTCCGGATAGACGTCTGGGCGTCCAATCGCCAGTTGCAGCTCAAAGGTGCAGGCACCGCGCTGGACGCGCGCCATTTCGGCACTGGCCGCGTGCTGGGCGTCCTCTTCGCTGGCATAGCGACCGCGCAGGACCTTCACATGCCCCGCGGCGCCGGCCCGCACCGACTTCGCGCGTGCGGTACCGAAGTCGTGCCAGCTTGCGCGCACGCCGGTATAGGCGTTGCGTTCGGCGACATGGTAACGATGCTGATCGCCGACGCTGCGCACCAGGGCGAGCAACGGCAATGCGGTGCCGCCCGCCGTCAGCGCCTGACCGATCGGCGCGAACAGCAGCCGTCCGGCCTTGACGGTCGCGACCGCATCCCACTGCTGGCCGAGGCGGCGCAATAAGGCCATATCCGATTCGGTCTGATCCAAGTGTGCGATGGGTCGATCTGCCAGCGACGACGCCACGCGCGGGACCAGGCCGTGTTCGCCCGCGATGATCTTCACCAACTGGCCGAGCGTGGTGTCGGTCCAGCTGCGCTCTTTGCGGATATTCAAGGGGCCAGCCACGCGCGCGCTGCGCGCACGGACGCTGATCACATCCGGCGCACCGCGATGCTCGACCTCATCCACGGTGTAATCGCCCTGCAGCGCGACACCGCTGCCCTCGAAGCCGAGCATCACGCCCAGGCGAGCGCCCGTGCGCGGCAAGGCCACGCGTCCGTCCGTCGCCTCGAATTCCAGATCGAGCTGGTCCGCATGGCCGGCCCGCGAAGCGGTGATGCTGAGTGATCCCAGCCGTGGCAGCAGGCGCGCGGTCAGATCGACGCCGTCGAGGCTGACCTTGCACGTGGGTTGCAGCATCGGCTGATTGGGTTGCACGATCATGCCGGCGTGTCGCCACCGGTCGTGGCCGGCGTATCGGTGGGCAGATCATCGCTGCGCCCCAGCGTGACGCTGAATTCCACCCGGCGCGGCGTGCCGTCCGCAAAGTGATAGCTCTGCGTCGTCTGCAGGCTGTCGATGTAGTAGACCCCGTACAACGTGCCGGCCCCATCGACCAAGACATACGAGCGGCCCTCGCGGCCGAGGGTTTCCAGCTGGGTGATCGACGCCAGCGTGCCGGTCACCTCGGGTGCAACGACGCCGGACAGGGTGAGCGTTTCCGAGCCGGGGCCGAGGAACTGATACGCATCGCGGGCACCGATCCGCACGGCCGCTGCATGCTTGAACTGCATCTGCCGTTGCAGCTGCGCGAACGCGGCGGTGCCGAGGCCGAAGGCGAACGGCCCGAAGGCCATCAGGGCGTAACCGGACATGTCTTAATCCTCATCGGTATAGGCGGAGCGGGCGCGGGCCTGTTTCTCGCGGGCGTGCTGCGCCAGGGCATCGCGCACGGCGCGCTGGGTCTGCACGGGATCGCTGCCGCGCGCATCGACGTGCACCGTGACGGTATCGCCTGCGACCTGCACGGACCGCATGCCGCGAGCACTGATGGGCGGCGCGTTCGTGATCGCCGACGATCCGCTGGCGGTGGCCGGTGTCTCCGCGCCCGGTAAGGGCGTGCGGCCGATGGTTTCAGCAATGCGATGTGCGCGCTCGGTGTCCTTCGGCATGATCCACTGCACCGGCGCCTGACCCATCGCGGGGACGGTGTCGCCATGCAACTGTCGCCACGCGGCGGTCAGCTGGTCGATCACGCCGCGCACGGCATCGAGCTTGCGCTGTATCCAGTCCAGCGCCGCCGAGGCGGCAGACTGGATGCCGGACCACAGCGACGCAAACCACGCGCCGACCGGTCCCCAATGCACGGCGACCCAGCCCGCGGCGATGCCGATCGACTCGCCAAGCCACACGAACGCGCGCAAGCCGGCGGTCACCGCCTGCACCACGCCGCCGAGCACCAGCCCAACCACGCGGCCAAAAGCCACGCCGTTCTGACGCGCGCCGTCCAGCTGTTCGCGGGTGGCCTGAAACGGCGCCAGCAGCTGCATCAGCCAGTGCCATACCGTGGCGATGCCACCCGTGATGGCATCCCACGCCGGTTTCAGCGGCGCCAGCGCGGTGCCGATCTTCGCCAGCACCGGCCCGAGCGTCTGCGCAATCCCTTGGCCAACCCCTTGCAGCCACGCGGCGATCGGTTGCCAGTACCGATGCACCAGCACCGCCGCCGCAACGAGCGCTGCCAACAGCAGCGCGACCGGCGCACTGACGCCGGTGATCGCGAGCATCGCGGCACGCGCACCTGTCGTGATCATGGGGAACAGCCGAGGCAGGCGCGACAGCCAGCCGGCTGCACCTTCGCCCGCCGCCGCACCGCGCCCGAACAGTGCACCGAGGCG